GAGTATCAACGCACATCAGGGACTTTACACTCCAGAAGAAAACAAAAACGACTCTTGGGTTTGGAGAACTGGCGGACAAAGACCAGAAGAATCTTTAGAGTGGTTAATTTAATAAAAGAGGTATAAAATGGCTGATAAAAGTCTATTTGGTAGATTACGACGATTGTTCTCTACAAATGTAATTGTTAGGAATATTGGTGGTAAAAAATTAAAGATAGCCGATACTGAACAATTTCAAAGTATATCTAAAAATCATTTAATAGATAGATATACAAAATTATATTCAGGTTATGGTGCTAGTGCAACTTCGGATGCAGTTCATAAGAAAGCATTAAGAATTGGATTGTTTAAAGATTATGAATCAATGGATAGTGATGGAATAATTTCATCAGCACTTGATATTTATGCAGATGAATCTACAATGAAATCTGAATATGGTTCAGTTTTAGAAATAGCTACAGATGATAACAATATTAAGCAAATATTACACAATTTATTTTATGACATATTAAATATAGAATTTAATTTGTGGCCTTGGGTTCGTAATATGTGTAAGTATGGTGATTTCTTTTTACATTTAGATATTGATGATAAGTATGGGATTAAAAATGTAGCACCATTATCAGCATATGATGTAGCAAGAGTAGAAGGATTAGACCCCGAAAATCCACATTATGTTAAGTTTATCTTAGAACAAGGAACAAATGAAAATGTAATGTATACTTCAACTAAACCTCAACAACAAGAATTAGAAAATTTCCAAGTAGCTCATTTTAGATTACTTTCAGATTCTAATTTTATTCCATATGGTAAATCAATGATTGAACAATCAAGAAAAGTGTGGAAACAGTTATCTCTTATGGAAGACGCTATGATGATTCATAGAATCATGAGAGCACCTGAGAAGAGAGTATTTCAAATTGACATTGGTAACATTCCACCCGCAGAAGTTGATAACTATATGGAAAAGATTTTAAATAAGATGAAGAAGACACCCATCATCGACCAAAATACAGGCGAATATAATCTAAAATATAATATGCAAAATATTACTGAAGATTTTTTCTTACCAGTTCGTGGTGGCGATAGTGGAACGAGAATTGAATCACTTCCTGGCTTAACTTATGAAGCTATAGAAGATATTGAGTATTTAAAGAATAAAATGTTAGCTGCACTTCGTGTTCCTAAAGCATTTCTTGGATATGAAGAATCTCTTGGAAGTAAAGCAACACTTGCAGCAGAAGATGTTCGTTTTGCGAGAACTATTGAAAGAATTCAAAGAATCACAATATCAGAGTTAACTAAAATAGCTATTGTTCATTTATATGCACAAGGATATACAGATGCTGACTTAGTTAATTTTGAATTAGATTTAACAAATCCATCTACAATTTATGAAACTGAAAAAGTTGAATTGTGGAGTAGTAAAACACAATTAGCATCAAGCATGATAGAAAACGGTTTAGTTTCTACTGATTGGATTTATAAAAACGTTTTTAATTTTACAGATGATCAAATTAAAGAATTAGATAATCAAATTATATATGATTTTAAGCAGAAGTTTCGCAGAGCTCAGATAGAGAGTGAGGGTAACGATCCTGCAAAGAGTGGTGAAGCACAAGGAACACCATCAGACAATCAAGCAGGTAGAACAGGACATGAGTTAGATGACTTGGGCGGTTCACCTCCAGGTGGTTGGGAAGGTGCAGGAAGACCAAAAGAAGGTGGAAAATACGGAAAAGATAGTGGAGCTAGAGGTAGAGATCCTTTAGGTGCACATGATAAGAAAAAACAGTATAGTTCGGGCTTAGCACTTGCTCATTTTGATGGTTTAAAGCACAATATGGAGAAGTTTAATAAGAAAGATTACGCCTTACTAACCGAATCTGAAAAGATTGAAGATGAATATAAAGAAGAACTTAAAGACGCTAAAATAAAGTAATTTCTTTATATTTTTATATTTATATATGACATACTTAAAATGGAGCTTTTTAAATGTTGAAAAACAAGATGAAACATAACAAAATTAAGAATACGGGTATTCTTTTTGAATTATTGACAAGACAAATAACGGCAGACTTGATGGAATCAGACACTTCTAAGGCTGTAAACTTAGTTAAAAAATACTTTAAAAATGGTACGGAAATTGGTAAAGAATATCAATTATACAAAATTCTTATAGAAACCAAATACAATACTGAATCTCGTGCAGAAACATTACTTGAAGCAGTTTTAGATAGTAGAAAGAAGTTAAATAATACTTCTATTAGACGAGCAAAATATAATCTTATTAAAGAGATAAGAAAATGTTATAATGAAAAAGATTTCTTTAATACAAAGATAAATAATTATAAAGTTTTAGCTTCAGTATATAATCTATTTCAACATAGAGAAGAAGTGGCTCCAGACGAATATGTTGCAACAAAATTTACTATTATAGAAGGTATTACATCTACAGCAAAAGCTCATAAGACTAATAAAACATATGAGTATCTAAAGAAACAAGAAAAAGACTTGAGAATGTTGGCATATGCTACATTAGTAGAAAAATTTAATAAAAAATATTCCAATTTAACACAAAAACAGAAAAAATTGATAAAAGAATATATCAATAATATTTCTAATACAAATAAGTTAAGAGAGTATGTTAATAGTGAGGTTGAAGAAGTAAAAGATACTTTGAAATCTCAACTAAAAAAAGTAGACGACAAAGTTACACAAATTAAATTAACAGAGGTTATGAATCAAATCGATGGTTTGAAAAAGGGTAAAGTTGTTTCTGATAAGCAGGTTGTTTCTATGATGAGATATTATCAACTTATTGGGGAGATTAATAATGTCGCAAACTAAATTTGATAAACTTAAAGAAATAATTAGAGAACTCATCCAACAGGACTTAGACGAAGCATCTGTAACAGGTGCTATTGATGGTGGTGAAGGTCCTCCAAAGACACCATTTGCTTTTCGTGGCAAACGTAAAAAAGATAAAAAGAAAAAAGAAAGTATAGCAAACCAAAGTGGTTATAATATTGCAGAGGCTAAATTTGCAGTAAAGTTTCAGCTTGGTAAATCAGCAGGAGAAACTGCAACAATTATAGTTGATGTTGGTTCAAAAGGTGCTGCAGAACAGATAGTTGCTAAAAATCTAAAAAGAGGTAGAAAAGGAATAGTAAGTGTCAAGAGAGTTGAAGCTGGTAAAGCAAAACAGATTGATAAGAAACTTGAGAATGTAAATGAGGGAAAATATCACGATTACAGAAATGATGAATCAAAGACACCAAAACAAAAAATTGGTCGTTCTATGATGGAAGTTCGTGATACATTGAGAAATCTTGAGAATATAGTTTCTATGAATATACGTTTGAAGAATGAAATAGGAGTTGATTCTACATCCTATTGGAAAAATACTCATAGAGCAATGAATAAAATTAGTGAAAGGTTAGTTAAATTAGCTAATAAAGTTGGTCAGTTACATTAAGGTTTCTTGTGAAACTGAACCAAAAACCAAAGTGGCAACACTTTAAATTTCACCTTATATATAAATTGTTAGATATTATAACCCTAACTAAAAAATTTTGTGAAGAATCCCTGAAGAGTGGGGATAGAAATAGTTTTAACAAGATGGAAGCTCTTGGTAAGGTAGATAAACTTATCGAAGACTTAGAAGAAATTAGAACTGAAATAATTAAAGTAAGAAGTTAGGAAACATAATGAGACAACTTATAGTAGACTACTTACCATTTGAAGTAAGACCAGAGGCAATAACAGAATCCATGAGAGAAAATGATGGAAAGTTACTGGTAAGTGGTGTATTACAGAGAGCAAATGCTGAAAATCAAAATGGTAGAATATATCCAAAAGAAATTTTAGTAAGAGAAGCAAAAAAATATCATCAAACCTTTATATCAGAACGTAGGGCTTTGGGAGAACTTGACCATCCAGAGAGTTCAGTAGTTAATTTAGCTAATGTATCTCACAATATTAGAGAGATGAAATGGGAAAATGACGATTTGGTAGGTGTAGTGGAAGTTTTACCGACACCAGCAGGAAATATATTAAAAGAATTATTT